CCATCACACATGATGATGAGAACATTAGCAAACAACGATAACATCGCTTTCCCATGGTTCGCACCATCAGGAACAAGAAGAGGTGTCGTTGACAACGCAACAGCAGTTGGTTACATTGACACATCGTCAGGAGAGTTCCAAACAATATCTGTTACGGAGTCAGTGAGAGATTCTATGCATGAAGTTAAAGTAAACCCAATCACGTTCTTTAGTGGAGCAGGTATTGTTAACTTCGGTAACTTGACTAAGACATCAGCAAGTTCGGCACTAGACAGAATAAACGTTTCTAGATTAGCAGTGTATCTAAGATCACAACTAGATTCAATTGCTAAACCATTCATTTTTGAACCAAATGATGAATTAACAAGAAACGAAATCAAAGGTGCAGTAGAGTCATTCTTGTTAGAACTAGTTGGTCAGAGAGCATTATATGACTTCCTAGTAGTATGTGACGACACAAACAACACACCTACAAGGGTTGACAGAAACGAATTGTATGTAGATATAGCAATTGAACCGATCAAATCAGTTGAGTTCATTTACATACCATTAAGAATCAAAAACACAGGAGAAATTGCAAAATTAGGGAACTAATTTTCGATAAATAGGAGAAACACATGGCAATATCAACATTATCAAAATTTACAGTACCTTTAGCAAACGATCAGAGTAGTGCATCACAAGGCTTGTTGATGCCAAAACTACAATATCGTTTCAGAGCTATCCTGGAAAATTTTGGAGTATCAACACCGAGATCAGAACTAACAAAACAAGTGGTAGATATCACTAGACCAAACTTGACTTTTGACACAGTAACATTAGATGTTTACAACTCAAAAGTTTACACTGCTGGTAAACACACTTGGGAACCGATCACAATCACTTTAAGAGATGACGTTAACAACTCAGTAACAAAACTTGTTGGTGAGCAAATACAGAAACAGTTCGACTTCTTCGAACAGAGTTCAGCGGCATCAGGTATTGATTACAAATTCACAACTAGAATTGAAATGCTAGATGGTGGTAACGGAGCAAGTACACCGAATGTATTAGAAACATTTGAGTTATACGGTGCTTACGTTGAAAACGTGAACTACAACACACTAGCATATGCAACATCAGATCCAGCAACTATCACAATGTCAATTAGATACGACAACTGTATCCAAACTCCACAAGGAACAGGTATTGGTACAGCGGTTGCAAGAACTATCGGTACATTAAGTACAGGTGGCGGACAGTAATACACAAGATTAAGTTAGCAATTATAACAGGAAAAGCGTCTTTATAGGCGCTTTTTTTGTGACTATAAATAACAGTATGCCAAAGATAAACGACTTCTTAAAAGGATTCCAAGACGGTCTTCCAGGAATGAAAGACTACAGACACGCATCTAGATTGTATATCGATAACAACTATCAATTGATGCCAAAACAGAAGTTTCTGTTCCATGTGGTTTTCAACCTAGACGAGTCCAATCATGCTGGAGCGTTCAGTCCAGAGGAAAGATACGAACTCAACATGTTGGTCAAAAGGTGCGACTTGCCAAAGTATAATTTGAGTTATGAAGAAAAAACTCAATACAACAAGAAAATGTACAATGCAACTAGGATCGCTTATGAACCAGTAAACATAACATTCCATGACGACCACGCAGACACTGTAAATGCCTTCTGGAAAAAGTACTACGAACACCAGATAGCAGATTCAGTATCAATGAGTAGCGACCTGCAGATATCCAGCACCAAGGATGATGCATACGATAGTATTGAAACAAAATCTATTAACAAATTTGGTATGGACACACCAAGATCAAGAAAGTCTCCATACCTTAAGGGCATAGAAATATTCGTACTACACAAACAGAGATTTACTTCCATGACTTTGATCAATCCTGTAATAGGGTCTTTTTCACATGACAATCTGGATCAAGCAGATGGACAGGGTGTTTTAGCAAACACAATGCAGATACTATATGAAACAGTGATTTACAAATCTGGCATAATCAACAAAAATACTGTTCCTGGATTTGCAACTGTAAGGTACGACAACGAGCCATCACCACTTACGGTATTAGGAGGTGGAACAAATTCAATATTTGGACCAGGTGGTGTAGTTGACGGCATAGGTTCTGTGATGAGAAATGTTCAAAACGGTAATGTACTGGGAGCCATTCTATCAGCATCAAACACTTACAACAATGCCAAAAAAATAAAGAAAAAAGACGTCAAAGCAGAACTAAAAGGTATAGCAAAAAAAGGAGTACTTGAAATAGGAAAACAGGCAGGATCAATAGACAATCCCATAGGAGCGTTTAATGTTGGTGCAGTAGTGGCCGCCGGAACTATTATAGCGAGTGCGAAAGGTACAAGTGACAACAAAACGAATCAAAATAATACAATGGTTACAACTGAACCGGGCCTAGATACTGTAAATTTCCTAGGACCAGATGAAGTGTTCAAACTTATATCTACCGACAGTGAGACCAAAAATGAGATAGCGGCAAGCCTATACTTCAAAGACATTGGTTCAAGGAAAGGACTGACACCAGCAGAGTCAAACATAGAATATGAAGCGGCCTCAGACAGTGTGAAAAATGTATACACCAACAAAGCCATAACCGATGTTAGGAAGTTAGTCACAGAAGGATATATAAAAGTATCAAGACAATCACAAGATGTTGAGATAGCAATAGAGAAAGCAACTTTATAATGGCAGATTTTTACACAAACTTACCACCTAAGGATAAAGACCGACTACAAAAGTCGATAGACAAATTAACAACCGACAACTACCAATCGGAATATCAGTTCAACGTTGGAGAGTATGACAGTGCCGTTGCTTTTTTTGTAAAGAGAGGATTCACTAGAACGTCTGCAGAATCAACAGCATATGTAATCCTTACACAGGCAAAGATAGACAATGTCAAACCACAAGAGATATTAGATCAACTGACCAAAGCAAAGCCATCGTTGCTTTCAGAACTAATAACCATAATATTAAATGCCAACAGATACAAGTCTAGTAGATTAGGTGTCAGGCAAACACTCACAACAAAAGAGACTGTATCTAGAAACATCATAGACTAATGTTACCTAGATTTGCAAGAGGTAAGTTCTCTCCAAAGAACGGCAACAAATATGTTGGAACGAAAACTCCCACATACAGGAGCAGTTGGGAACACGCATTCATGAGACTGTGTGACGAACATCCTAACGTGTACCAGTGGGCCAGCGAAAGCATCAAAATCCCATACAGGCATCCTTTCACAGGAAAATACACAGTGTACGTTCCGGATTTTTTCATTGTGTATCAAGATAAGGAAGGTAGGAAACACGCAGAGATGGTTGAAGTTAAACCCATGAGTCAGACAACAATGGAATCGGCAGGCAAAAGTCAAGCAAAGAAAAAACAGGTTGTGATAAACATGGCCAAATGGGAGGCCGCGAATGCATTCGCAAAGCAAAGAAAAATTAGATTCAGGGTAGTGTCAGAAGAACAACTATTTCACAACGGCAAACGTAAGTAAATACGACGATGACAAAAAAATTAGAAGATATTCTTAATTTACCAAATGTTAAGGAAGCGTTCAAAGAGGTAGATAAAAAAGAACAGGCAAGGGCCAATAGGGATCAAACTAAAAGTGTAATGAAAAATGTTGATCCGGAAACAGCAAAGAACCTACAAAAGAGTTATGCAGAGTTTGACAAGATTGCGGCCGCACTGCCACAGGTAAAAGGACTGGGTGAACTGTCAGATCTAGAACTAGATAAACTGGCTATCGAGTCAGAAGAGAGTTACAAGAACCTAATGGACCTAGGCATGAACGTTGATTCACGTTATTCTGGACGTATATTTGAGGTTGCAAGTAATTTCCTCAGAAACGCCATAGACGCAAAAGGCTCTAAAATAGACAAGAAACTAAAAATGGTGGAATTACAGTTGAAAAAAATGAAACTGGACAAGGACGGCAATAAAGACGGTGGTCCTATAGAAGAAAGCGACGGATTCGTCATATCTGACCGTAACGAATTGATGAAGAAACTACTGAAAAAAGACTAAATATTGCATATGAGCACGTTTAAAGACTATCTAACAGAATCAGCAAAGTCGTATGACTACAAAATTAAGGTAGCAGGCGAAGTAGCAGATGATTTTGCTTCTAAACTAGAATCAGCACTTGCGAAGTTTGAAGTTGCAAATATGTCAGCAGGCAAGAAAACACCTATCATGACACTGCCACTTGATTTTCCTGCCTTAAGCAATGAGCAGGTTACAATCTTTGACGTGACAACAAATTACCCAGCATCATCAAATGTAATGAAAGAATACCTTTCAGACATTTTGAGAGTTCCAGCAACTCACATGGTTGTGAGAAAACCTGGAGAGCCTACAGAACAATATCAAGATGACATGCAGGTTGCTAAGAAATCAGAATATCAAAACAAATTATTAGATCTTGAAATGAAAGACGCACCAAAAGTCAAAGGTGAAGATTTCCATTCAACAAAAGCAAACATGGGATTGTTAAAAGAATTATTAAAAGATAGAGTGGAAAATAAAGAGAACCCAAAAGAAAAAGAAAATATTCAAACTAAAGAAACAGAAAGTACACCAAGTCCTTTCAGTAAATCAACTAACCCACACCCAGACCCAAAAAGGAAATAAGTTATGGAAATGATTGACGTATTAACAAGATTAAAAGAAATAGCAGAAAACAAACCTGAATTGGTCAAAGATGCAGTGGAAAGTGTTGAGAAAACAAATCCTAAAGTTAACGAAGGCGGAATGAAAGATTACCTACACGGTGAAGCAGAAAAAATGTCTAGAGATGAATTCTTAAAGAAACACGGTGAAAGCCTAAGAGGTTTCTACAACGCAATCAACGGCGACGAAGATGACGATGATGCTAGACCGGATTCAATGGAAGGCAAAGAAATGAAAAAAGAAACTGTAAAAGAAGCAATACAAATTAAAACAGATTCACCAGAAGAAGCATCAATGATGATGCAGATTCTAAAACTAGCAGGTGTACAACAAGTGACACCAGGCATGATGGGTGCAGACGAACCTGAACATGATCACAGCGACGACGATGCGGCAGGATCTATGGACATGGCTAGAATGAGAGACATTGTGAAAAAACCTGAAGACGAAAAACAGGAAGAAACATTTGCTAATTCTCCAGGAGACAGAGATAGAGACGAACCTAAAACAATGGACACCGACACTTTAGTAAACACTATTTCAGGTGGTATGAACAGACAAAAGAAAACTTATCCAAAAGTTGCTAGTGGTGACAATCCAATGGCGGCGGAAGACAAAATCACGGAAGAAGATCTTGCAAACAGTTTAAGAGACCAATACAACGCTTTCAAAGAAGGTTACAAGAAAGCGGCTAAAATGGAAGCAAAACCTGACTTCTTGGACATGGATAAAGATGGCGATAAAAAAGAACCAATGAAAAAAGCCATCAAAGACAAAGAAGCAAAGTAATACTTTTCTACCCC